GCGATGACTTATTCTGCAGTCTGGGCAGCAGTTCGGGCAATCTCTGAAGGTGTAGCCAGTCTGCCATTGCAAGTGTTTAGAAGGGGTCATGATGGTTCAAGATCAAAGGCTAATGATCATCCACTTTATAGAATCCTTCACGATCAACCAAACCCAGAAATGAGCGCACTTACTTTCCGTGAAACCCTCATGGGTCATGCTTTGGTATGGGGTAATGGCTATGCAGAAATCGTCAGAGATAAAAACTCTGGCAGGGTACAACAACTCTGGCCACTCGATCCTTCACAGGTTGAACCTGTGCGAGATGAAAAAGGGGAACTGTTTTACAAATACGGATCAGTGATCTTTTTACCCACTGAGATTTTGCACATCAAGGGCTTGAGCTTTGATGGGGTCAAAGGCTACTCAGTAATTGCCCAGGCTAAAAACAGCATAGGCTTAGGAATGGCTGTTGAGGAATTCGGCTCAACCTTCTTTGGTCAGGGTGGAAAACCTGCTGGGGTCATTTCGGTACCAGGTAAACTAAATTCAGAAGCAATTCAGAACATGCGTAAATCATGGGAAGATATGCATGCTACTGTTAAGAATGCCCATAGAGTAGCTATTCTTCAGAATGGTGTAACCTACCAAACGATAGGCACCCCACCCGATGATGCCCAGTGGATAGCCAGTAGATCTTTTCAACTTCAAGAAGTGGCACGATGGTTTAAGATTCCAGCATCCAAGATTGGTGCAGGTGCAGGAACTTACAGCAGTCTCGAGCAAGATAACTTGGCATTCCTTCAGGAAACTTTGCGCCCTTGGTTGATTAGGTGGGAGCAGGAAATTAACTTTAAGTTGATTAGCTCGCTTGACCAGCTTTATGCTGAACACAATCAAGATGCATTGCTTAGGGGTGACACTGCAGGCAGATCAGCATTTTATGCTAGTGCGCTTAGTTGGGGATGGTTATCTAGAAATGATGTCCGAGCATTAGAAAACCTGCCACCTTTTGAAGGTGGTGATGCCTACATGATTCCAAAAAATATGGATCCTGCCTTTGGACCAGGACAAACACCAGCAGCAGTAGATCAGGCAAAAACATTAGGCCAGATGCCAACCTTACCCGCACCCGATCCAACCCCAGCACCTGCACCCCAACAAAATAACTTTGGCTTTGCTAAGTTGTTGGAAGCTGCCAGAAAACAAATCCGCAAGATTGAAGCCAATCACCTTGGCCGTATTTCTAATAAGCCTGGGGAATTTATCCCAGCCTTAGAAAAGTTTTTGGAAGCCCATCAGGAGAGGGTGCAAATCATCCTTGAACCTGTCATGGAATTCATCCAGCCAGAATCGGGTGGTGGTGTCCGAGCTGCTGCAGATCATTGTGAAGCATTGAAATCTGAATGGTTGGACTTAGCTGGATCAGCCACACCTAGAAATCTAAAACTTTTGGCCGATGCTAAATTAGAAAACTGGATCGAAACCAAAGCTAACTGGGAGAAAATATCATGGTTAAACTAGAAACAAGATACACCGCAGAGTTCCGAGTTGAAGCGGATGGGAAGAAACTGGTGGGTTATGCTGCCAAGTTCAGCCCTAATAGGTCTCAGGATCTAGGTGGATTCCTTGAACAGATCGATCCTAAAGCTTTCACCCGATCATTGGCGCAGGGTGCAGATGTTCGCGCACTTATTAACCATGATCAGAATCTAATCCTAGGAAGATCCACCAGTGGCACTCTTAATCTTTCAGTTGATTCTGAAGGTCTGCTTGTAGAAATCACACCACCGGACACATCTTATGCAAGGGATCTCATGATCAGCATGTCCAGGGGAGATGTTACCCAAATGTCATTTGCTTTCATCACCAAAAAAGATAGCTGGGATAAAGAGGGTGATAAGAACATCAGAACCCTGCTCGATGTCGATTTACATGATGTGTCTGCGGTGACCTACCCTGCCTATTTAAATACAGAAATCGGGTTAAGAAGCCTGTCAAGTTTCTTAGCAGAAAAACAGGATGAGTTAGTAGAAATGCAAAAAAGACTTAACCAGGTTAAACTGATGAAGTTGTCTTCTAAAACTAAGTTAGGAATTGTAGTATCAGACATTGACAACACTTTATTATTGAATGGAACTCAACCAGTAAAAAAAAAATAGATCAGTTGAATGAGCTTTACAAACTCCATTTGATTTATGTAGTCACAGGGAGGATGGAAAGTCAGAGACAAATTACCACCAGTAGCCTCAAAGCTGCTGGTGTTTTGTTTGATAAACTCTTGATGAACGATGTAGGACCATCCAAAGAAGAGCAGATTCAATCCAAGAAAGAAAATGTTGAACCAATAGCATCACAGGTGGTGATGGCGTTTGAAGATAATCCAGAGGCTAAGAAAATGTATAAAAGTCTTGGGATCCCAAAAGTGATCTGATAGCATGGTTTCATTACTCTTTCATGAGGATGGAACCATGGGTCATGCTGTTTTTATTGTGCTGCACTTCTTAGCATTCATGTGTGGATTCTTTGGGTTGTTCATAACCATCCCACTCCATGTCATCTACACCGCTATAGCTGCCAACAATGCTGGTTCAAAAGTTGTTAGGAAATCCGAACCACAAAATGTGGGAAGATTGATCGGATTGTGCATTCGTGTAGTGCTTATTTTTATAGCTGGAATAATAGTGTTTGTTTTATTTTCTAGACTTTATTTTACTATTAATGGCCGATTCCCTTGGCAATAACCCCACCTCATCCACTAGCCCCTAGCTAATCCCTAGGGGCTTTTTTCGTTTCATTCCATACAGTTTGACACATTTCCAACCCATGTGAAAATGGGGTTAGCCCTGCAGTATTTACGCAAGGTGGCCACTGGAGCATTCCAGTAGGTGCCACTGCGTACAAGCGGGCACCTTGAAGAACTCTTTTTCAAGGAAAATACCTATGAGTATTAGTGAAATCAAAGCATTGCAGCTTGATCGGATCGAAAAAGTCAACTCCATGGAAGCCATGGCAGTTCGTGCATTGACCCCAGAAGAGCAAACCAGCTTTGATAATCTTGCAGCGTCTGTTGCAGATATCGATTCCAGATTGATGCTCTTAGAAGATGCTGCTGCTGGTAATGCATCCATCCAACAAAATTCAGAAAAGCTGGAAGCTGCCAAACGCAGTGTAAGAAAATCTGCACCTATTGCAGCTCCAAACTTTGTTGCTGATCTTTCTGATAAAAAATCCAAACGCACCAAATCTAATGCTGTGCGTGGTTGGTTCCTCAGAGGCACAAGGGGTTTCAGGTCTGAATTTGCTACTGCTGCAAATGAAATTGGACTAGACCTTAATTCCAACGAACTCAACCTAGAAGCTCGTGCCCAGGGTATTGGTTCTACTGGCATCGGTGGTGCCTTGGTGAATGATGAGTTTTACGGCACTTTGACACAAGCTATGCGCAATTATAATGCTGTGCGTCAGGTGGCAACTGTAATCAGCACCAGCACTGGTTCAAATATTCAAATGCCATGCTTGGATGATACTTCCAACGCTGGAACCCTGATTGCTGAAAATGGTTCTATCTCGGAAGTGGCTTTAACTTTCACCAACAAAACCATGGGTGCATATAAGTTTTCATCGGGTCAGGTTCTGACCAGCTATGAACTTATGCAAGATGCCCTGATTGATGTTGAAAGCCTTGTGGCAGAGCAGGCAGGGATTAGGATTGGGCGAATTCAGGAAACTTATTTTAGTACCGGAACTGGATCTTCCCAGCCCCAAGGCCTTGTAGTTGGCAGTGCTGCAGGTAAAACTGCTGCTGCAACCAATGCCATCACTGTGGATGAGATTATCGATTTAGTATTCTCAGTAGATCAGGCATATAAGACCACTGGCAATGTTGGTTTCATGTGTCACCCTTCTATTTTGGCAGCCATTGCCAAGTTGAAAGATGATAACGGATCGCCAATCTTCAGCCAAACCTATGCTGGTGCAGATGCTAGGATTCCAACAATCATGGGTTATCCTGTGACCTTGAACAGCAACATGGCATCTAGCCTATCTGCTGCTGGTAAAGTTTTGTTGTTTGGTGATTTTTCCAAGTATGTTGTTCGTGATGTGGCAGGCGATGGCGGTATCACCATTGTGCGCCAATCAGAAACCTATGCGACATCTGGCCAAATTGGTTGGGTGGCTATCGCTAGATCTTCTGGTTTGCTTTTGAGCGCAAATGCAACCACTTATAACCCTGTTAAACACCTAATCATGGCGGCATCCTAATGCTAGTAACTATTTTAAAAAACCTGTCTGGTCTTGGAAAGTCCTTTAGGACTAGACAGGTGGTTGATCTTCCAGACGATGTGGCTGTTGAATGGTGCAGGATTGGTTATGCCAGTCCTGCCTCACCAGCAGTTAAAGAAAAATCAGTTTCAAAAGTCATACCTGAGGTAAGAGACCATGGAAATCAAGGGCAGAATTCAGGTAGTGACACCACCGACAACCGAACCTCTGACACTGCAAGAGGTAAAAAACCATCTAAGAGTTGATGGCAATTATGATGATGCGCTTTTATCTAGCTGCATCACCAGTGCAAGGATGTACTTTGAATCGCAGTGCGAAATATCCATAGCCAGTCAGGAACTCCTACTGGCTTTGGATTCTTTTGATGACATCATTTATCTGCCAAAAGGCCCAGTTCAATCCATTGAAGATATTGGCTACGCAGACACCGAAAACAATCAGCAATATATGGATGACTGGATAGAAGACTTAGTAAGTAATCCAGCTAGAATCACCCCTGCCTTTGGTCAGTCATGGCCAGCAACGGCAGATGTAGTGAACGCTGTGCAGGTTAGTTACACCACTGGCTACAGTACGGCAGAATTGGTTCCTAAATTATTGAAATCTGGAATGTTATTCTATGTGTGTCATCTCTATGAAAACCGATCAGCGGTCACAGATGGTGACCTTAAAGAAGTTCCTATGGCTGTGGAATCTATCATCCAACAGTACACCTCAGGGATCTACCACTAATGCGCCCAGGACTATTGCAGTATAGGGTGGAGATTCAGCAATCAACATCTACAAGTGATGCCATGGGTCAGCCTGTGATGAGTTGGACCACATCCCAAACAAGGTGGGCAGGAATAATCCCACTGACATCCCGGGAAGGTTTCTTTGCTAAATCGGTTAGGCCAGAACTATCCCACCGGATCACTCTGAGATGGTTTGATGGTTTGGAACATGGGCACCGGATTAAAATGGATGCGCGAATCTTTGATATTGCATCCATCATTAATGTTGAAGAAGGCAACCATACTTTGCAGGTGGACTGCATAGAGGTGGTAAACTAATGAGCAAAATAGATAAATCATTTTCGATTAAGAAGGGCAAGGTTTCAATAGAAGGTTTAGATGCCCTGCTGCAGACCTTCAAGGATTTAACAGGTGGGAAGAGTGATGGAAAGTTAGTTAGTGCCATGCGCTATGCCTTGCAGCCCTTGCAAAAGCAAGTCAGGGCAAATGCACCCAAACAAAGAAGCAACAAAAACAAGTCTGGTAGAACTGGCCTACTTAGAAAATCAATTGCAGTTAAGGCTAAAAAGTTTGGCAGGGGAAGTAAAAAGAAAATATTAGGACTAGTGGGTCCAAAGTTCAGTACATCGATCACATTAAAAAATGGTCATAAAATTGAACCTTTTCGCTATGCTCACTTAGTGGAAAGAGGCGCAGCATCACACACAATTTCACCAAGGCGCAAAGAAAAACAGAAAAGCTTTGTGGGTCCAGTTATGCCTGGCAGATTTGAAAGCTGGCAGCATCCTGGTGCAACAGCAAAACCATTCATGAAGACTGCGCTTGCTGCTGCTGGATCACAAATATTTAATAGGTTTGCTGAAAAGATGGCTGAAATTATCTCTAAAATAGGGGTAAAGAAATGATTGAAGCTGATTTTTATTCCTACCTGACTGGTGAAGGATCTATCACAGCACTGCTGGGAACTAGGATCTATCCAGATGCCAGCCCGCAGAATGCACTGTTGCCACTTTTGGTATATGAAAAAACATCTGTTGATCGGCAGTTGACTTTGCGTGGGGCTACTGGTGTATGCACTGCAAGGATCACTTGTGATATTTTTGCTACAAGCCGTACAGTTTGCGAATCGATAGTGGAATCAATTAGACTAAGGGTAGATGGGTTTCAGGGAAACTGGGACACCACTTACATCCACCAGTCTAGATTAGATTCTGAGGATGTGGGGTGGGATCTGGAATCTGCAAAAGATACTGGGATCCACCGAGCAACGATTGATGTGGTGGTCTTATTTACTGAAACTGTAACCGACTTTTTTGGAGGCTAGAACTATGGCTGTTCAATCTACTTATGGTGTTACCCTTACTGCTGGTTCTGCTGTTGCTGAGGTGATATCCATCACTCCACCAGTTAGCAAAATTGGTTCGATTCAGGTGACTAACCTAAGCACATCTAATCAAGCTCATGAATTTATAGCTGGATTAGAGGATGCAGGTGAAATGAGCTTTGAATGCAATCTGACCTCTGCGAATTTTGCAGCATTGAATGCCATTGCATATGCTCGCACTGAATCAGCTTTTGTAATTGCAATTCCTGCACCCATATCTTTTTCAGTTACTGTTAATGGATTTATTACCAGCAGGGGTATTAGTTCCATTGCTGTTGGTGATGAACTTATCAAGTGTACTTTCACTGTTAAAGTCTCGGGTATTTGTTACCCAGACTAGGGGAGTTTATTCATGGCTTTATCGCGATCACAGATCCTTGCAAAAAAAGACAACCTGCCTAGGCAGGAAGTTTTAGTTCCAGAATGGGAAGGATCTGTTTGGGTCAGAAGTTTGACAGTAGGTGAGCGAGATTCAATAGATAACGAATTCAATTCAGCCCGAACTAAGGGTAAAACCCCTGACAACCTTAGAGCAAGGATGCTCATCAAGGGGTGCTGTGATGAATTAGGAAAACCGCTATTCACAGAAGCTGACATTGCAGAAGTGAATGTGTTACCTGCAACGATCTTAGAGAAGATCTTTGATGCGATTCTTAAGATTAATCGAATAGGTGCAGGGGCAGTAGAGGATGCGGAAAAAAACTAAGGGAAAGCCCATCTAGATTATTTTTATTTAGATTGGCTGGCCACTTAAAAAAGATGGTGTCAGAGATCGAGCAAGAGATGAGCCACAGTGAAATGATGGAGTGGGTGGCATTCTCTAGGATTGAACCCATAGGGGATGCGCGATTAGATTTCTTAGCTGGAAGCATGCAGCACACCCAAGTGGCTTGCACCAGCACCAGCAAACATAAGCTATCTGATTTTATACCTGACTGGTTAGGTGAGAGAGCAGAGCGGAAACAAACCCCAGCACAGTTGGCAGCAATGTTAGGTGGGTTAGTTACTAAGAAAAGGAAATAGACATGGCAGATACAAGTCTAGGTAGAGCCAGTCTAAGTGTTACAGCAGATCTGTCAAATTTTGTGCAGGGCATAGAAGATGCTTCTGCAAAATCCAGAAATCTAGGCAACAGCTTTGCTAATGCAGCCAATTCATCTAACAGAATAACCACTGCAACTGAAAAACAATGGGCAGCAATGAACCAACTGCAAAGGGCTGCAGTTTTTAATTTAGCCACCCAAAAATCCAACAACATCGAAACAGACATAGCCACCAGAAAACTGGAACTGCAAGCAAAACAAATGATGATTGATTCAGGAGCTGCTGCGAAACTTGCTAAAGAACTGTCAGCACTTGAAAAGGCAGAGGCAAAATTAGCAGCTCAAGAAAACAAAATTAATGCTGCTGCGGGTAGAGGAAGCCCTGCAAAGGAAATGGCTAAGGCTGCACCCAAGGCAGCGGGTGGCGGTATTAAAATCACCGACATGCTAGGTATAGGATTCTTCACTAGCGCATTCACCAAGATCTTTGATGGGGCACTGGCCCTGGTAAAAAGTCTAGTCCATTCAGTTATTGATCTAGGTGCCAAGGTTATTGAGTCTGGCAGTAAGTTTCAGGAACTGGATAACCGACTTAAGGCACTAACAGGATTTAAAGGGATAGCCAAAGGGCTGCAGCAAATTATGACCACTGGCCCCAGTGCCAGCTTTAATGCACTAGGGGAAGCTGCTACCCGATTAAGCCAAATGAAATTCCGACCCGATGTAGTTACTGGATTAATCAAAGACTTTAATAGACTTGGTGTAGCTTTAGGAAATCCCGAAAAGATCGTAGCACTGATTACAGATAAACTTGCTGACATGGCTAGTGAGGGTGTGGCCACTATGTCAGCCTTGGGCAAATTGGCTGAAGAGGGCATACCAATCTTTGAAGCCATGGCTAGTAGGATGGGAATCAGTGTTGATGAACTAAAGAGAAGAGTAGCTGCAGGGCTGATATCTGTTACAGATGCAGCCGTAGGTTTGCAAGATGCAGCCAATATGCCAAACATGACGGCAGCAGCTCAGGAATCTGCTAACAGTTTTTCAGGAGTTTGGAGCAGAGTTAGCAATAATATTGAAGTCCTGATGCAGAAACTGGGAACCAGTCTGCTAGAGGGTTTTGGTCTAGTCAACCTTGGTGATACTGTTACCAACTTTTTTGATTCTGTGTTTAAAAAGGCTGAGGATCTAGAACCACTGTTACAAAAGATTGGTGCCTTTGTTTCCACCACCACCGCAATGGTGATGGATAATTTAGCTAGTGTGGTTGATCAATGGGTAATATTCACTGAAAAAATGACCATCGATGAAATGTTGCAGTCAGTTAAAAACGCAGCATCACAAATGCTAGAAGATCTTAAGCCAATGATTGATGCGCTTTCAACGATCATTGGATTCACTGTTGATTTTATCAGGGTAGGTGGCACTGTACTAAAGAAGGGTAATACCTGGGCACAGGCTATCCAAGACAACATACTTAACCCCATCTCTGATGCAGGCGCAGCAACCGCAAACTGGGCACTGGGTTTAACAGATGCAGCCAATGGTGTCACCACCATAGGAAACAATGCAGCAGCAGCAACCGATGCGGCAAACAACCTAGCCAATGCTTTTGATCTAGCAGCACAGAATGCACAGAATTTAGCAGATACAAACTTTAGTGGTGCTGGTGGTGGTTTTGGTCCAGAAGACATTAATAACATGTTGCAACCTGCATCTGGTGGGGGTGGAACTTGGCTAAGTGCAATTGAAGAGGAAGCCCAATTAGCTGCAATGGAATTGGCCGACTTTGATAAGCAGTGGCAACAATTAGCTGATGAAGTTAAAAAGCCATTACGCATAGAAGAACCAGGGTGGAAGAAATTTTTTGCCGATAACATCACACCACTACAACAGTATGAAAATGAACTTGCCAAACTTAGGGGCATGCTGGATGGATCTAAAGAAGGTGCCATGGCTTTTGCTCTTGGTAGTGCTAATGCCATTGCCAAACTAAAACAAGCCACTGGATTAGGCGGTCCTCAGCAGTTTGCATCCGCAGTGCAGGCTGGATCGGCTGCAGAATTCCAAGTCCGTGTGGATGAGATGGGCAAGGCCAAAAATGTCCAAGAAGAAATCAGGCAACTCATGGAAGCTGCTGCTGAGATCGAGCAACAGCAACTTATAGCAGCGCAAGAAATTGCTACAGCTATTCAAAATTTACCCGCACAAATGCCAAGACCTCAACAAATTGCAGTGGCCCTTAACCCTTAGGAATCATCATGGCTATTGATATTTTTGAAGAACTATGGGAAGAGCGCAAAGGCACACTCGATAAGAGTTACCAGAACACCTACACTCGCACTTTCATCGTTCACACCGACACCATCGAACAGACCGACATCAGCATCTATAATGCCATTTATGGTCACGCAAGCTGCCCGCAGATTGGCGATAATTACCCTGGGGATTCTGACACCTACTGCCAAAATGTGAACATCACCCCTGAGCAGTCCGACCCCCAGACTTGGAAAGTCACGATTGAGTATTCATCGAATCCAGATGCATCCTCTACCAGCTCAGGTGGCAGCACTCCACCACCACAAGTGGAAACCCAACAGGCAGGGCAGAAGCCAGAAAACCGAGAATCAAACCCCACCTTGAGACCACCCGATTTCAAAGTAAACTTTGTCAGTTTTCCTTACATAGTGCCCAACATTAACAACAGTGCAGGCGATCCATTTGTACCACCTATTACAGTGGAAAAGTTTAGGCCAGTGTTTTCGATTGGGTGCAATGTTAGCAGCATCAATAGCTACACCCTAGCCACCTACATTGGAAAAGTGAATTCCACCAGTGTTACTTTCACCACAGGCACTGGGTGTGTGTTATCGATCCCAGCAAAAACTGGAAAGATTAAGAACATAAACACCGAACTGTTGCTGGAAGGCAGCTTCCAATACTGGCGATTGACCTATGAAATAGAAGTGAATACAAGCTTAAGTCCAGTGGATGGAACCACTCTTATAGGTTGGGATATGTATCTGCTGGATATGGGATATCGCATCAAGAAGGATGATGGGGAGCGCGCTCCTATTTTTGAAGGTGGGTTGAAAATCACGCAACCTGTGAAGCTCAATGGTGCAGGTAAAAAGGGTGCGCTAAATAGTAGCAGCTACATCATATTCCCAGCATCAACCATTTACGGCACAGTAAACTTTAAGACTTTACCAGGACTAGGATTCTTCTAATGCCAGATCCAGTAGCATTTGAATTTGAAACAGCTAAATCCTTACTGCGACTCCTGAAGAAATCCAAGGATGGAAATTTCTCAGCAGAGATCGATGATACTATCCCTTTGGATCATGCACCTGCATTTGTGTGGGCTTATGTGCCAGCCACAGTTACTTGTACCTATGATGCCACAGTGAAAGCTTGGATCATTGGTGGTGCTGTAACCTGTTATCCGATCAACTCAGGGGTTGATGCAAATGGACTAATGCAATGGGGCAGAAATAATAGTGATGGGATCGTGACAGGTGGGATTACCTGCACGACTTTCACACCAAAGCTGGCATCTGATCAGGCAGCACCCAGCATAGGGAAAGGATTCTATCTGGGCACGATCTTTGATTATAACTCAAGCGAGCAACCAAGGGTGCTAATAGGTCTGCCACCTGTTAGCAGTGCAAGTTCTGGTGGTGGTTCTGCAGTGATCGATGTGGTGACTGATGTGCAATGTGGCCCAGAAGGTTTGACCCTATCCACTGTAACTTTTAGTGGTGCTGATTACGACAACGCAGTAATAAGAAACTTTCTAGCCCTTAGTGATGTCACGGCAAAATCATACACCGCTAACCAAGGTCGAGTGGTCAAAGTTAATGACGCGCAAACTGGGCTGGAATTTGGCCCTATAGTCGATGCTGAATATACCACCTTTATTGCTCTATCTGATACCCCATCAGTTTACGGCAGCAATGCCTACAAGGTTCTAACTGTAGGATCTGGTAGCGCATCCGTTACATTTTCAGCAAACAACATCACAACTACAAAGTCCATTGCAGGTGGTGGTAACCCTAACGACCCTGCCTATGTTGCTTTAAGTTTATTGAATGATGAAACAAGCCCTGGTAATAATCGGGTGTATGGAACTACATCAGCAGGGGTCAAGGGTTATAGAACTTTACAGCTAACAGCACTTACAGATTTTCCTTCAACCACAGGGCATGGGGGAAAATTCGTAAAGGTCAACAGTGGTGGGACTGGTTTGACATATACAGCAGTAGACATTCAAGCCATGTTAGACAGCATCACAGCCCTAACAGCTAGAGTAGTGGCACTGGAAGGTGCCTAATGCAATTCTCAACTGGTCACACAGGAATCCCAGTCGCATCATGCACCGCTATTAATGCCAGCACCAATGCCCTGACCATATCTGGGGTAACTATTACAGCAGGCACTATTTATCAGGTGTTTTTTACCAAGTATGTTTTAGATCTACCTGTGGAAGTGGAAGTGCAGACGATTTATTTTCTAAGGATATCAAGTTCAGTAGTCAAAATTTATACCACCCTAGCAGATGCAGAGGCGCAGACAAGTCCAGTGGATTTTGCCACCAGTGCTAGTGGCACTTTGTTCTATGTTTACTTTCCTGTTTACACTTATCCGGCACTCACTTGCTGGCATCCAGGCGCAGCAGAATTAGAAAATGTGGTTTGCTGTCCACCAGTGCCAGAGGTTTACACGGACTGTCCAAATGCTGGTTCTATTGTTTATGATGGCGCAACAAGGAGCTTAATAAACTTTACCAGCATACTTGGTGGCGCAGGTGAAACCTACAAAGTAGGATCGTTAAATTCTGAAACATTTACTGTTAATTTTGCCCACCCTTCCACAGGAGTAATGAAAACATGGAATGTGTCAATTCAACAGTTTTTTTCAAACTACAGATCTGACAGAGGATTGTCTAACCCTGGGCTAGTGCTTTATTTTTCTAATGCGGATTATGGAAGTATTCAGCTATTTTATCAGGCTTCTGCCAATACATTTCCTACCACCACCTACACACAGCATTGGGATGGTGGAGAGGAAGCATATTTTTATGCTGGTTCAGTTATGACAGCAGCAGGGTTAATTCCAAGCACTTTATCCGTTACCTTTAGTGGTCAGCTTTTGCCACCACCACAAATCAAAGTTCACATGCCTAATGCTTATTTTGAAAACAAGGCTGCATCCATCACCTTAGGATTGGTGGAAGAAACCCTAACCTATGATGCTGCAACTCTAACCTATTGGAGCGATCTGAAAACTTATGCAGGAATCAAAGGAAGGCTTCACTTTGCCATTCCTAACTTTTACCCACTGACTTCCAGTGGGATTAAGTTTGTTGATAGTGGAATTAAGTACGAGTATCAAAGCTTTGGCGGTTCCGGTGTTTCTTATCCTGCTGGAAGTTTCCCCAATGGAATGCTGAACACTTATTCTAATGACGAGTTCACTTTCTATTCAACAGTCTCTTGCCAGCATGTTCTTTTAAATGAAATATATTTTGGAGAGTCAAACCTTCTTAGACTGTTTACCGCTAGAGATGCTTATGATGGCTACCCGACTGGACTGGCATTAGGCACGACATGGTTTGATTCTAGGGTGATTAGGAATGTAAGTTCTTCATCACCTTTATACACTGGCCCAACCTTTGTTAGTCGAACCAATCAGAAAATGGTAATAGCTTTTTCAAAGTGGGCATCAGGCAAGTTCCTAAAATCCAATCAGCTAGGATCTGAACTAGGCGAAAGCCCTGGGAATTTAAACCACTACCACCAAAGCGCATACTTTATCCAGAGCGATGATGCGGGTGCTTATGTCACCAGTCTGGGGTTTGCTGCCCCCACTCCTACACCAACACCTACACCAACCCCTACACCAACCCCTACACCAACACCTACACCAACACCCACACCTACACCAACACCAACCCCTACACCAACCCCTACACCGACTCCTACTCCAACACCTACACCACCAGACATCTTCTTGGGTGCTGGTCTAAATACTACCTATGGTACTTTTTCTAACAGTTTCACAGGTGCAGGGAAATTGGGTGATGAAGCCATCTTAGATTCCACCAGCTCTAGCCAGTATGGATCCGATTATGTGGTCTGGGAAATAACCCCTCAGATAAGTGGTACCCTTTATTTTAACTTCACTTTCACTAACCACACAAGTGAAAGCAATGTCAATTTAACCTATGTCACTAGTTATGGGATGCCATCATCAGACAACCTGACAGGATCTTTTGCTGTTACTGCAGGTGTACCATTCTACATCACCATAGTCCGACCACCAGACATCGATGGAAATGGTAACCCCACCACCAACCTGCATGGTTGGATGTACATAGCACTTTAAGGGGATTCCATGGTTATTCACTTTGAGTTACACCCTTCATGGACTCAATCCTTACTATTTGGAGATGCCATCAGAGCTGGTGTAAGCTTAGGGAAGGATAATCACTGGCATTACAACGGAATTACTGGACTTTGGGTGGTTTCAGGTGGATTCCTAATCATTGAAATCATCGAAAAGCCATGTGATATTGAACCCAGTTTGATCAGGGTAACCATCAGGCAGATTCAAGCACGACTGATGCAGCCAAGGAAAAAGAATGGCAAGTGAAGAGGTCAGCTATGAGGGGTATAAGTCCAGCACCCTCAGTCAGACATCTGATGACACAATGGTGGTAATTTTTTCTAGGAGATCACTATGTCAGCCGGACAGTACACATTTAACGCTGAGCAAGGCGCAACCCTAGAGAGAGTGATTACCTATACCGACTCCCTAGATGCGATTATTAATATCACCAGCTACACCGCTAAAATGCAAGTACGCACCACCGCAGCATCCCCAACAGTCATTCTCGAACTCACCGACACTTCAGGCATCACCATCAATGGATCTGCTGGAACCCTAACCCTGTTAGTGGATGCTTCTACTATGTCAGCTATCGCACCTAATACTTATGTGTATGACTTAGAAATCACTGCACCGAG